AACGGAGTAATATTATGATGTGTCCTCGCTGTAGTTCAGAAAACCTTAAAGTCTTAGATACACGATCAACCAACGAGTACATTACTCGCAGACGAATGTGTCTTAATGGACATAAATTTTTAACCAAAGAATATGCAATACCCGAAGCACAAGTACGTGAGAAGCCAGAAACTCCTCAAGCTAGTAGCTCAACTCTGTTGTCAAAGCTGTGGCATGGACAATGGCGTTCAGGCGGCTCACAGTAATTGGGGCGGTGGTAAAGGGCGAGGAATCAAAGCCGATGACAATTTGGTGGCTGCTCTATGCCTGAAGTGCCATTACGAGATTGACCAAAGCAAGGACATGACCAAAGAAGAACGCCAAAAGAAGTGGGCTGAAGCGCACATCGGGACAGTTTTAACTCTTTGCCACCAAAATAAATGGCCTATAGAAGTTCCATTGCCTTTTACTGTAGAATTGCAATAGGCATCGCAGTTGCCTTTTTAGGGGGTTTTATTCCCCCATTTTTTTTGTTATAGTGGAATCATGGATAAAAATGCTGAAGTTGCCGAGTTCGTAGCTACTCTATTTCACAGTGGCACGATTACCCATTTTCAGCATTTACAAACACGGGAATACGCTACCCATAAAGCACTGGGGAAGTTTTACCCTAAAATTGTTGACCTAGCAGATTCTTTGGCAGAAAGCTACCAAGGCCGCTATGACACACGAATGAAGAAGTTTCCTGATGAGCTTCACCAGCCACAAGAAACGCCAGTGGAGTACCTGACACAACTCAAAGCGTTTGTTCAGGAAGCCCGTCAAGAAATCCCCCAAGACACAGAACTGCAAAACATCGTTGATGAAATTGCTGATCTGATCAATTCAACCTTGTATTTACTCACCCTTAAATAGGATTTACCATGAAAAAACTGACCAAAGACATGATGGGCTATGGCAACAGCGCAAAGATGGCTGGCAACCCCACTCCTGACATGAAATCAAACGGCAGCGTCAAAAACAACATTCCTGATGCCATGAGCAACAAGATGGGCAAAGACGAGAAGTTTGAAGGCGGCAAGCGTGAAGGCTCTTGCTATACTCACGACCGCAAGTCTTATCAGTAAAGCGAAACGCCCTTAGACGGACAATCTAGGGGCGCTTCTAACCAAGCAATAAAAGAGGTATTGAATGGCTGACTCACATTCTAATTGTGGAAACTGCCGATTCTTCAAGAATCAGCAAATCATGGGCATTTGTCGTTTTAGCCCACAAATACAAAACAAGCATCACACCGATTGGTGCGGTCAATATCAGCCGCAAGAGGCCGAGATCGTTAAACTGCCTGTTTACGACATAATGACTGACCAGATGACGGAAGTCACACCGCCTCGCAAGCCTGGGAGACCAAAGAAATGCTAACTCCATTGCGTGATCGTGTTGTGGTTAAGCCACAAGTGCGGAACTTATCCGACATTATTTTTGTAAACAACAAAGAGCCTTTTAACGAAGGAACTATTGTGGCAATTGGCCCGAAGGTTTACGATGTAAAGGTGGGCGATTTTATCAAGTACGGGAATGGCGATTATCTCAATTGGCCTACCCAAAAGATTGATGGTCAAGATTATCAAATCATTCAAGAAGCCGACATTTGTGCGGTTGTGGAGGAATAAATGGCTACTTCAAAAGGGCTTTACGCCAACATCCATGCAAAACAAGAGCGCATCAAGGCTGAGAAAGCCGCAGGAAAGCCTGTAGAACGCATGAGACAGCCAGGCGCAAAGGGCGCACCCACAGCCGAGGCTTTTAAACAATCTGCCAAGACTGCAAAGAAGAAATAATCATGGCAAAGCACGACAAGCCCATCCCACATAAGACGACAGGCAAAGGCAAGACCTATAACCCAACAGAAAAGGGTGCGGGGATGACAGCCAAGGGTCGTGCCGAATACAATGCTAAAAATGGCTCTAATTTAAAGCCACCCGCCCCAAATCCAAAAACTAAAGCAGATGCTGGTCGAAAGGCTAGTTTTTGCGCTAGGATGGAAGGGGTAGTTAAAAACGCCAAAGGCCCAGCAGAACGGGCTAAGGCATCCCTCAAAAACTGGAACTGTTAAAGGAATATTATGTCAAACTCAGTAGCAACAGGCGTAGCCTACTCTGATCCCGAATTCACAACTTGCTATGCAACCCAAGAAATTGGCTATTCAACAGCCGCACAAGGTGCTGTTACCCAACTGACCGACAAATCTACTGGCGTGACTTTAAACAAGTCTGCTGGTCGTATCACAATGAACAACGCAGCTTTGGGTGGCGGTGCAGTAGCTTCATTCACATTAAATAACAGTTTAATTTCTGCTAATGACACAATAATTGTGTGTATTTCTAGCACCACCACTGGTAGCACTGCTGGCGCATACACCACTTATGTTTCTAACTTAACCACGGGCTCTGCTTTAATTACATTGCGTAATTTGACTGCATCAACTTCATATTCTGAAGCCGTGATTATTAACTTTGCCGTCATTCATGGTCAGTCATGAACTCTGAAATAGTAAATAAGCGTTTGGAAGAACTCCAAGCGCAAGCAAAACAACAAGAGGCGGTCTTGATTCAGCTTTCAGGGGCTATTCAAGACTGCCATTACTGGTTGGCTGAATTAAGCAAGGAGAAGGCAAATGCCGCTGATAGCATCAATGACCCCCAAGGCGCTTAAAGCCAACATTAAGGCAGAAATCGAAGCTGGCAAGCCACCTAAGCAAGCGGTGGCAATTGCCTATTCGGTGAAGCGTGAAGCCGAGAAAAAGGCTAATAAGAAACCAATGTCTAAGATTAAAAAGTAATTTAGGCATAAAGACTTAGGAATCGACTCGAATGGCTGAAAGAGGTGGACAAGTTGGCAATCAGAACGCTGCAAAGAGCAGGATGTTCTATGACAAACTGCGCCTTGTTTTAGTGCAAGAGCCACATCGCCTGAGAAAGATTGCCGAGCAACTGGTCACGCAAGCTGAAGAAGGCGAGCCTTGGGCAATTAAAGAGATCATCGACCGAGTGGATGGCAAGGCGATTCAGGCGACAACGATTGAGAACGCAGATGGCAGCCCTCTGTTGGGTGGGATTCAGGTCACATTTATTAAGCCCGAATGAGCGATGTAACTGATGCCATTGCAAGGGCAGAGTTTCCCGTCAAGTTGGAAGGTCTGTTCAAAAAGAGCCGTTACAAGGTTCTTTATGGCGGCAGGGGTGGGGCTAAGAGTTGGGGAATAGCCAGGGCGTTACTGATCAAAGGCGCAAAAGACCCAATTCGTATCCTTTGCGCCCGTGAGTTTCAGACATCAATTAGGGACTCGGTTCATAAGCTGTTGTGCGACCAGATCGAGGCTTTAGGGCTGTTGGGCTTCTACGAGATCACCCAAACAAGCATTAGGGGCAGAAACGGGACTGAGTTCAGTTTTGTTGGCCTGAAGAACAATGTGTCAAACATTAAATCTTACGAAGGTGTTGACATTTGTTGGGTGGAGGAAGCGCAGACCACTAGCCGCCTATCGTGGAACATCCTGATTCCAACCATCCGAAAACAAGACTCTGAGATATGGATTAGCTTTAATCCTGAGTTGGAGACAGACGAGACTTACCAAAGGTTTGTGGCAAACCCACCCGCAGACTGCATCACAATGAAAGTGAATTGGTACGACAATCCTTGGTTTCCCGACACCCTAAAACTTGAGAAAGATTCCTTAAAACAGAGGGATGAGGAAGCCTATAACCAAGTCTGGGAAGGCTTATGTCGACAAACTGTAAATGGGGCAATCTTTGCCAAAGAGATGCAACAGGCCGAGAAAGATGGGCGCATCTGCCGTGTGCCTTATGACGCTACAAAGCCAGTACACGCAGTCTTTGACTTGGGATGGTCAGACAGCACAGCCATCTGGTTCTTACAGTTTGTGGGCATGGAAACCCGCCTCATTCGATACATTGAGGACAGCCAGAAGACGATTAGCTATTACCTGGCGACCATGCAAACCTTTGGTTATGTCTATGAAACCATCTGGCTTCCCCATGACGCTGAGAATAAAACATTGGCGGCAGCAGGGCGCACCATTGATGACATTGTAAGAGCCGCAGGATTCAAGACGCAGATCATGCCAAGAGTGCCAATCCTAGACTCAATCAATGCGGCAAGGACAATATTTCCAACTTGTTACTTTGACAGAGAACACACGGCAGATGGTTTGGCTTGTTTGAGACATTATCGGTATGAGGTTGACCCTGATACAGGCCAGTTCAGCCGCAATCCTTTGCATGATCACTATTCACACGGGGCTGACGCATTTAGATATATTGCGCTTATGATTAAAGAACCCGTTAAAAGAAAAAAATCAGCACAAATTGCTAATGTTGGCAGTTGGATGAGCTAGTGAGATAATAACGCACGAAATAAAGGGCTGAATATGGCTTACCAAGACGAAACTGGAAATAAAGACAAGATCAATGAAGCGATCAAGTTTTGGCGCATGGTTAATGATGCCGACTCTACTAATCGGGCAGAAGCCCTAAACGACATTAAGTTTGCCGCTGGCGACCAATGGCCTGTGGAGATTCAGAACAGTCGCAATCTTGAATCACGACCATGCCTGACCATTAACAAGATCGATGCGTATATCAGGCAAGTGACCAACCAACAGCGTCAGCAACGCCCCCGCATCAAAGTTCACCCTGTAAATAACTTGGCAGACTACAAAATTGCTCAAGTGATCGAGGGAATTACTCGCCACATCGAGGTGAACTCCAACGCTGATACAGCCTATGACACCGCATTTGACTATGCCGTTCGTATGGGATGGGGTTATTGGCGAATAAACACCCGTTACACACGGGAAGATTCCTTTGATCAGGAAATCTTTATCGACACGATTGACAACCCCTTTACAGTCTATTTCGACCCTAACTCGATTCTTCCTGATGGATCAGATGCCGAGCGATGCCTGATTACCACAGTGATGGATAAGAAAGTGTTTAGGGAATATTACCCAGGTGCTGATGATGGGGCTAATTTCCAACAGCGTTCTACTGGTGACGACACAGCAGCTTGGATTACTAAAGAGGACATTCGAGTTGCCGAATACTTTTATATTGAACGTGAACGAGCCAAGCTCTATTTGTTGAGCGATGGCACTTCAGGCTTTGCCGACTCTAACAACTTCTTTGCCCGTGTAGAGGCATCTGGGTTGACTGTGGTGGATGAGCGTGACAGCTTCCGCAAAGCCGTAAAGTGGATTAAATGCACCGCCTTAGAAGTTTTAGAAGAAAAGACGATGGCGGGCAAATACATTCCTGTTGTGCCTTGTTATGGCGCACAAGTGATCGTGGATGACAAGCGCAAGAAATATGGCCTTGTCAGGTTTGCTAAAGACCCACAGCGGATGTATAACTTCTGGCGCACATCCATGACCGAGAGCGTTGCCCTTGCACCTAAAGCCAAATGGCTGCTTGCTGAAGGCCAAGACGAGGGACATGAGAACGAATGGGCGATGGCTAATATTAAGTCAACGCCTGTCCTGAGATACAAACAAAAGGACATTGAGGGTCAACCCGCACCGACTCCGACCCGTTTACAGCCCGAACCACCTCCTACAGGCATTATGGAGGCCGCTGGCGCTATTTCCGCAGACTTGCAGATGGTATTGGGCATCATCGATCCCAATCAACTGCCAAGCGGAAACATTTCAGGCAAGGCTTTGATGGGTCAGCAGAACCAAGTTGATCTGTCAAACTTCCACTTCTACGACAACATGACCCGTTCCATTAGGCACACGGGCAAAATCATCTTAGATTTAATTCCTAAGATTTACGACACTCAGCGAGTGATGCGAATTATCGGCTCGGATGGTCAGCCTGATATGACCACCATCAATGAGGCCAACGAGATCGGTGAAGTGCTAAATGATGTGACTGTGGGTGAATATGATGTGGTGATGGATACAGGCCCAGGCTTCCAAAGCCGCAGACAGCAAGCCGTAGAAAGCATGATGCCTTTGCTTACAGGCAACGCAGAACTGTTCAATATTGCGGGTGACTTGGTGTTCCGAAATATGGATTTCCCAGGCGCTGATGTGATTGCAGACCGCCTTGCCGCAATGAACCCGATGGCTCAGATTGATGAGAAATCAGACATCCCACCACAGGCTCAAATGGAATTGGCTCAGTCTAAGCAGATGATCCAACAGCTTCAACAACAGTTGCAAGCCGCTGGCCTTGAGATCAACAATCGGTCACAAGTGGCTCAGATTAAAGAAGAAGGCGCAACAAGACGCAAACTTATGGAAGTCACTGCCAAAGCCCATAATACTGAGACTATGGCTGAAGTTAAGGTCAACGACCAAAACACACGGGCTATTACTTCTCAAAATAAGACTGAGATTGAGGCGATTACCGATTTGTTATTGCACCGCATGGACACTGCTAGATTGCGTGAGGAAATCGAAAAACGTAATCTTGAACAACAGCAATATGCAACGATTGCGGCACAGGATATTAGCCAAGGTGGTAGTCCATTTGTTCAACCAATGCAACAATGATTGACAGATAATTAATTCGGGTTAATAATTACCCAAACCTTACCAGTGAGGATCATTGGGAAAATTCTTTGAGGAAACTCAATGTCAGAAGTTCAGGAAGCGCAAGCTCCAAAAGTGTCTACTACAACTGTAGTAACAAGTGAAAATTTAGCTGAATTTAACGCTAAGAGAATGGGTTTAGCTGATTCAACGCCTAGCGAGGCTGCACCAGTTGCAGAGCCGCCAGAGGGCGATAATGGGCAGAGTGAACCAGTTGAAGCGTCAGAGGAAGCGACAACAACAGAGGATCGAAAACGAAATCCTAAGTTGGAGATACGATTTGAGAAGATAACCAAGCAACGTGAAGAAGCGAGGGAAGAAGCCCGCAGAGAACGTGAGCAAAGGGAATCTTTGGAAGCTAGGTTGAAGGAACTCGAAAGCAGAAATCAACCCAAAAAGGTTGAAGTTGCTGAAGAACCCCAACCAGAGCAGTTCACCGATATGTTTGAATATGCGAAAGCATTGACAGACTATAAAGTCGAAGAACGCATGAATCAGGAAAAGCAGAAGGTAGAACAGGCAAAGGTTGAAGCGAAACGCCAAGAGGTGATTAACACTTGGGCAAAGCGGGTTCAATCTGCAAAATCTGAGATGCCCGACTTTGAGGACATGGTTGGATCGGCAGACGTTGTTGTGAGCAACGAAGTGCGTGATGCAATCTTTGAATCCGAAGCTGGCCCTCGAATCCTGTACCACCTTGCTGAGAATCCTGAGATTGCGGAAAAACTGCAAGGCATGACAGTCACATCGGCATTGAGAACTATTGGGAAATTGGAGGCTCAGTTTGAAAAGGCAGAGCCTCAGACAAAGACTGTTGTTGGGAAAAGTAAAGCGCCAGCACCGATTAATCCTATAAGGTCTGCGGCTAATGGGCGTGATGTGAACATAACTTCCGATGGGCAGTTTCATGGTTCATATCAGGCTTGGAAAGCGGCAAGACTTTCAGGGCGAATCCGCTGACAACAAAACCCATTCTTATTAAGGAAA